TAAAATGGGCGACAAATACGCTTCGGAAGATGCCGTTAATCTAGTTCTTGCAACTGGTATAGTAGAAAGTCGTTATGAATACATACGTCAAATGGGAGATGGGCCAGCTAGGTCGTTTTTCCAGGTAGAAGCCGCTACTGCTGTAGATAATCTTGCTCATTATCTTAAGCATCGTACTAAATTAATGGCTAAATGTGCAGAAGCTAGTGTAGTAGATATAAAACATTGGCAAAATTTTGACGAAAAGAAGTGGGAAGAGATTTTAGAAAAGAATATTGCTGCAGGAATTGTGCATTGCAGACTAAAGTATTGGAGAGTTCCAAAGAGAATGCCTAATAGTGTAGAAGGTTTAGCAGATTATTGGAAGAAATACTACAATACAGAGTTAGGTGCTGGTGATCCTGAGCATTTTGTAGAAGTATATAATAAATATTTGAGGTAATTATGGCAGGTAAAGGAAGAAAAGTAAGTTGGTTGTTTGGCGGTAAAAGATATTTTGGTACTGTTATTAGAGAGACTGCAAGTAAGATATTTGCAAGAACTCATAACGGTAAAGTTAAAGTAATCAATAAGAAAGGTAAGAAATAATGCCTAAAGCAAAAAAGGCGACTAAAAAGGTCGCAGTTAAAGTTGCAAAGAAGATAAAGGTGGAAGCTCCTAAGGTTGTACGTGGTAAGTACAATCAAAGAGGTAAGTAACCTTATCTGTGAGATACGAAGTAGTATCTGGAAAAGAATACCCAGTTTATTCACGAGAAGAAGCGGATGAACTGGGTTTGTCGTATAAGCATCCTTATGAAGTTTCTGAAGGAGAGTATGGCATCTCCTCTGATGGAGAAGTGGCCGTATGTCTAAAGAAAAATCAAATGGGATCAAAACGTTTAACTTATAAAGTTAAATACCCTTGGGGCCCTTCTTTTGTAAGGTCTATTAATGATAAAATTATATCTCTTGGTAGACCGAACAATTATGGAGACCCTCCCACCCAAAAGCGAACGCAAAGCATTAAAAAGAAAAACGAATGGCAAAAAATGGCACATTTAATGGCACAACCAGGAATGAAGGTTAATGATGCAATTAGGTTAGTACATGGTAGAGTTACGGATGCAAAAAGGTGGAATATTAGAAAAATAATGAAAACTGAGGTGTTTAAACAAATGACTAAAGATGAATTAGATAAAATAGTTGAAGAGTTCCCTATAGGGAAGATGGATACTGCCAAAGCATTAGCTGCTGTATTAGATAAAGTTATGGATTGGGATGGAGATACTATGGGTAAAGACGGTGACCCAAAAGTAGCTATGACAGTATTAGATAAATTAATGGACATGAATGAAATGAAAGGCAAAGGTAAAGTAGTCACTACACATCAGATAGAAGCATCTACTGTAGAAAATACCTTAGCAGACATTCAAGAAAAAAAGAAAATGTTTAAAGCAACACAAACGGAGGTAACAGATGGGTTACAACAGACAAGCATCAAAGAAGAAAAGCAAGAAGTACAAGAAGAAGAAAAGTAATGGAAAGTCTACTAACAGCGGAACAAAAAAGTATTCAAAGTAAAAATGATTACGAAACAGCTTACGCATTACAGCAAGAAAAAGCTGGATTTGAAAGGGATATGGGGTGGTTTGGCAAATATTGTTTTCCAAAAGCTCTAGCTAAAGATACCCCACCTTTTCATCGTGATATATATAAATACTTAAAAGACAATGAAACTAAACGTGTACTAATTGCTGCTCCTAGAGGAACAGCTAAGAGTACGGTATGTTCTCTTATATTTCCTTTATATAAAATAGCACATAAAAAACCAGATGATGATTTATTTATGGTTATTATATCAGAATCACAAGCTCAGTCTATAAACTTTTTATCTCGTATAAAATATCATTTAGACCATAGCGATCATTTTAAATCTATTTATGGAGATTATAGCTCTGTAACTGCAAAAAGGTGGACTGGTACTGATATTATATTAAAGAACGGTACTCGTATTGTTGCAGTTGGTACTGGACAAAGAGTGCGTGGTTTTATTGAGGGTGATACTAGACCTAATGTTATAATAGTAGACGACTTTGAGTCTGAATTGAATGCACTTACCCCAGAAGCTAGAACTAAAAATCGTAAATGGATGACAGAAGCTGTTATACCTTCACTATCTGATGATGGTAGAATTATAATGATTGGTACTGTTATATCAGAAGATTGTTTTTTGTACTGGGCAAAAGATAGTCCTGCTTGGAAAACATTGTGGTATAGTATATGGGATGATGACGAAGAAAGTATATGGCCCCAAAGATTTCCTAGAGATAGAATAATGCAGATAAAAAGTGAATTTGAAAGCGTAGGAAATATTAATGGTTTCTATCAGGAGTATATGAATATTGCTCAATCTCCTGATGATGCTCCATTTAAGCCAGATTATATAAAATTACACCATTATGACTTTGAAAGAATAAATGGTCAACCTTGTTTAGTAAGAGAGGTAGCAGATGAAAAGAAAATTATACCAGTCGAACTCTACACTGGAGTTGATCCTGCATCTAGTCTTAGTGCCCGTGCTGATTATTTTGTTATTACTACCATTGGTATTGATGCTGATAACAATAAATATATTGTTGACATCTTTAGAGAGAGACTCGACCCTGCGAGTCAACCTCAGAAAATTATTGATGTATTTGAAAAATATAAACCCAAAAGAATGAAGATTGAAACAGTTGCATACCAGGAAGCATTGCGTAGTGCAACTAGAGCATTAATGCTTGAAAAGAATTTATATATACCTGGATTAGAAAAAGGTGTAAAACCACGGAACCGAAAGAGTGAAAGACTACTATCATTAGTACCAGTCTTTGCTAAAGGACAATTTTATTTTAGAACTCAAGACCTTACAGCACAACAAGAGTTTTTATCTTACCCAAGAGGTAAGAATGATGATATTATGGATTCTATATGGACAGCTCTTGAAGGTTCTAAACCTTGTAGGGTAAAAAAGAACGATTTTGACCCTAAAGAAGAACTTGAAATAAAAAGCAATAAACTGCTTGACTGGTTAACCTTATAATGATTAATTTTTAATGATGGCTTACTCTTCAAAATCAGAAAAAACTGGTAAAGAGCTGGTAAATGAAACCCAGCAACTTTTCAAAACGTATTCCAAAAAGCGTGAAACTTGGGCAAATCATGCTCAAGAAGATAAAGAATTTAGACTTGGTAAGCAGTGGACATCTGACCAAAAGCGTATTCTAGAAGAAAGAGGTCAAGCTCCACTAGTCGTCAACCGTATCCATCCAGCAGTCGAAGCAGCTAAAGCTCTTATAACTGCAAACAAACCTCAATTCAGAGTTTCTCCTAGGGAAGATAGTGATAATCAAGTAGCTCAAGCTATGAATGGATTGCTAGAATATATCTGGCAAATATCAGAAGGAAATAGCGTTATTAGAAAAGTTGTTGATGATTACTATGTTACTGGTATGGGAGCAGCTCTAGTTTATGTAGACCCAATGAAGGATATGGGGAAAGGTGAGGTTTGTATTCATGATGTAGACCCACTTGATATATATATTGATCCAAATTCTAGACATCCATTTGCAGATGACGCAGAGAATATTATAATATCAAGATTGTATACTAAAGACCAAGCAAAGTCACTTTATCCAATGTATGAAAAAGCTATTAAGAATGCTTCTACTGAAACTCATCAAACTGATAGACCCGTAACAGGAAGAGAAGATGATGGTGAGATGTCGTTCCCAGAGGAACCAGGTACGCAAACAATAGTTAATTTTGGTGAAAGTGATGAATATGTAAGAGGGTATGAAAGATACTATTGTATGATGATAGACCATTATAGGGTTTTTGAAAAAAATTCTGGATTTGAAGACTTACTAGATGAAGACACTTATCAAGAATATATTACTAAAAAAGCATATATAATTCAAGGCCAAGGTGTTTCAAACGAAGAACAGGCTCAGTTTGCTATACAACAACTACAAAATATATATCAACAAAAAGTTCAAGAGTATACTCAAGCTGGTAGAGTTGATATGCCTGAACCTCCTCAAGTTGAAGAAGTAACTATAGAAGATTTAATATCAAGAGGTGATATAGAAGTTGTAATAGTACCAACAAAAAGAATTAAACAATGTGTAATTATGGGCGATAAGTATCTCTACTCTCGTATCCTCCCAACAGATAAATACCCGCTTGTATTCTTTATGAATCAACATACCCGTACCCCTTACCCAATGTCAGATGTTCGTATGGTCAAAGGTATGCAGGAATACATCAACAAAACGAGAAGTCTTATTATCGCCCATGCTACTACAAGCACAAATACAAAAATTTTAATACCATCAGGTTCGGTAGATATGAGGGAGTTTGAGCAGAAATGGGCCCAGCCTGGAGTAGCCATCGAGGTTGATTTTGATCAGGGGCAGCCAACACCAGTTCAGCCAACTCCCTTACCGAACGAGCTTTACTCTAACGAGATGACAGCTAAAAATGACATAGACCATCAATTAGGCTTGTATGAAATGACTATGGGTAACTCAGCAGTTGCTCCACATACATACAAAGCTACTGTTAGCCTTGATGAGTTTGGTCAACGTAAAATGAAAAGCAAGCTTGCCGATATTGAAGCAGGTCTTAACAGGTTAGGGCAAGTAGCTATTCCGTTAATGCAACAGCTTTATACATCTGAAAAGGTTATTAGATTATTACAGCCAAACAATAGTATTAATGAATATGTTATAAATAAAAAACTTTATGACGATAAAACTCAAGAAATTAAGATTGTAAATAACATAGCAACTGGTAAATACGATGTAGTTGTAGTTACTGGTTCTACATTACCAACTAATAGAATGGCTCAACTTGAAATGTATATGGATGCTTTCAAGAACGGTATAATTGATAAGCAAGAAGTATTAAAGAAAACAGAAGTCTTTGATATGGAAGGCGTAATGCAAAGAACAGATTTAATTGGTGAGTTGTCTAAGCAATTACAAAAGGCAACTGAAACAATCAAAGCAATGCAAGGAGACTTGCAAACAAGAGAGCGTGAAATTTATCACGCCAAGATGAAAGCCGAAATCGAAAAGACAAAGTCAGATTTGAAGGCAACTTCGAATAAGGCAAAAATGTCTGGCACTCTATTTGAGAAACGCCTAGATGATGCTTTAGGGTCAGTAAAAAAAGAAATGGCAGAAGTCATTTCAAAGAACACAGACTTACCTTCTCCAGGCCCTAGGAAGAAGCAGTCTAAAAAATAGGAGAATATAATGGCAGAAGAACAAGTAATAGATACCCCTCCAGTTAACGAACCAACACAAGAAACTCATGCTGTTGATTTGCAAGACGAGGGCTCATTAGTTGATGATGTCATATTTGGTGGTAAGCAAGGCAGCTTAGAAGAAGCCTTCAATGAAACTGAAGTCCCACTGGAACCCGATGCTGCAGTAGCAGCCGACCAGCCAGCTGAGCAACCAGTTCAAGGAGAACCTGTTTCTAAGACTCCAGAAGATAACGAACAAGTTAGATATCAGTATTGGCAATCTCAAGCTGATAAACTGAAGAACCAGAACGATGTGTTGATGCAACAATTACAGGTGCAACAACAAGTTCAACCTCAACAGTTAGAGCAAGAAGTAGCCGAGCCTGAAATAGAAATGCCTGAACCACCTGAGAAGCCTCAAAGACCGTATAATTTTTCAATGGATGAAGCCCTATCTGATCCTCAATCTGAAAGTGCTAGGTTTGTTCGTCAGGAACAATCTTGGCGAGATGATATGGACGATTACAAGAATATGCAATTTGAATATCAAATGGCTATGCTTGAAGACGAAAGAGAACAGATGAGAACTCAGAGACAAGAAGATATACAACGCCAACAAGCAGCTCAACAAGAAGCAGCTCAAATTAACAATATCAAACAAGATGTAATGAGCAAATACAATGTAGATGCAAATACTGCTGAAGATTTTGTTAGGGTGATGTCTGATCCACAGTCAATAAGTATGGATAATCTATGGAAATTATATTCATCAGATAAAGGTGTAAGTTCCCCAAATACTCCTCCAGCTCCGTCAGCGGAGTTTGAGCAAGTAAAAAGGGCACAACAAGTACCTACATCTATGGGTGTGATGCCTTCTCAAAATAGACAAAACGAGGGGTCAATGGAAGATAAAATTATGGACAGTATGATTACTGACTATAATAAACAAAACCCCTGGACTTAATTAATTAGAAACTATTTGGAGTAAAAAATGGCAAACGTGTTTAGTACCACCTCTGGTGGCGGAATGCAGTCATCTTCAGTTGATCATTCAAGACGGATGTTTAACTTTGGTGACAGAGTTGCTGAACTCGCTCCAAAACAGTCTCCATTCTTTACATATTTGTCTAAAGTTGCAAAGAAACCAACTGACGATCCTGTTTTTAAATTCTTAGAGCAGCGTCATCAGTGGCAACGTCGTAACTTTAAAATAAAGACAGCTATGGCTACAAGTGCATATAATGCTAGTAGCTATACTGGTTATAATATTACTAACCTAGTAGTAGATTGTCTTTATGACTCATATGGTCGTGTATCCGCAACTGGTAAACAACCTGGATTTCTTTTAAAAGACCAGATTGTTGCTATTGAATGTGAATACGATGCAGATGGAAGTGACGGTAGTGACGTCGCAGCAGTAGCTTACTATAAGATATCTGCTGATCCAGACTTAGCTAACGATGCTTCTCATACACGCATAACGGCAACCTTTATAAAAGTGGTCTACGTACCTACTAGCTCTAACTCTGGTGTTATTACAACTCCAGCTGATGCTAGTAAGCTTCGTTTAGATGCTGGTGGTAAAGGTCAGGTAGTTGGCTCAGCATTTGCTGAAGGTTCAACTGATCCTGAAGGATGGAAAGACGAGTTCTTCGATAGAGAAGGTTATACGCAGATTTTTAAAACTGCAATCTCTTTATTTAGTGGAACTTCATTAGCTACACGCTATCGTGGTGTGTCTAATGAGTATAAGCGAGTATGGCAAACAAAGTTAATGGAACATAAGATGGACTTGGAGCATGCAATGCTCTTTGGTGTGGGGTCTGATGACTCTACAGCAACTGGCCCAGTAAGAAGATCATGGGGTATTGTACCTTATACAGAATCATATGGTAAGATTAAGAACTTTACCTATGCTTCTTCTTCTTATGACGATTTTATTGACGCTATGGAAGATGTCTTCTCACCTGAATCAGGTAATAGCGGAAATAAACTAGTTCTTGCGTCACGCAAGGTCTTAAGTTACTTTAACAAGCTTGGCGGAAGCTCTTTCTTAGGAAATACAATGGCACTTGGACACACAGCTACAACTAGCGGTGGTTCAAATGGTTATTCCATGGACATTCAGAATGTTAAGGGTGCATTTGGTCACAACGTAACAAGAGTAAGTACTCTTTACGGTGACCTCAACTTAGTTGAGCAGCCTTTATTCAGAGGTATGTGGGAAGACTATGCTATAATGGTTGACCTTAAGAATGTGGCTTATCGTCCATTAGCTGCTAATGGTGTATCTCGTGATACGCAAATTATCACTAATGTGCAGAATAACAATGTTGACGGACGGAAAGATATCGTCATGACCGAAGCAGGTCTTGAGATTTCACTTCCTGAAACTCACACCTTGTTAAAGTTCGCATAATTCAGTAATTTATAGGGGGTCTTTATGGCCCCCTATACTGGAGAGTAATATGAAAATAGTAACAAGTAATGATATCGGTGGCAAGTGGCAATCTGGTAAAGAAGAAGTAAACAACAATAGCAGACGCCAACAAAACACCAAACCCAAAAAAGGTAAGAAAAAATGACAATTAGAGCTGCACTTAAAATATTAAAAATGTCAAAAAAAGCTTTAACTGCTAAGTATGGCAGAACTGCAACTTCAAGAGTTATTGATGCTAGACTTACTCTTAAAGAAAAGGGTATGAATATTGGTAAGTACACTAAGAAAAAAGCTACTCAAGTAGGAATGGCTGGAAAAATTAAAAAACCATAATGGCTTTTGTAGACGAAGTAGGATATTATGCTGGTAACACTAGCGGCAAAAACTCTGAAATATCAAAGTTTTTAGCTAATGGTGTGCAGTGGGTTATTAATCAAATAGAAAAGACTAACCCTGATATGTTGCCTTTGTTTGCATCTTTACAAACATTAAACAATAGTGCTACAACATTAACGCTAAGCACTAACGCAAAAATTATAGACGTAGTAAGAAGGAACGGTAATGCATCAACTGGAGAAGAGCTAAAATGTAGCCCAATAAATGCAGCTTTTAGAAGTAACGCTAAAAATATAGATAGCATTTATTACGCAAGTAAAAATTCTCCAATTTATTATATTGACAATGCAGTTTTAAATGTACTTCCTGTTCCAGATAATGATGAAATAGTAAAGATAAGTATAGTATTACCAGATACTAC